TAACCGGCATTATGGACAGCAAACTGACAAGTTCCAGTAAAGAATTAGATTTTATTTTAAAGGAATTGAAGAATGTCGCTATTGAAACCAACAAACAATGGGCTAAACGATTGGGTATTAATCCAGCGGCTGCTATTACTTGCGTTAAGCCTTCCGGTACTGTTTCTCAGCTTGTTAATAGTGCTAGTGGTATACATCCCCGTTTTAGCCCTTACTACATTAGGACAGTACGCGCTGACTCTAAAGACCCGATGGCTCAGTACATGTACAAAGCAGGATTCCCCTGTGAAATAGACGTAACCAAGGTCAACAGGTCACCCGCTGAAGGCTATTTAAAGCCTACACAGGCTGACATTGATCTAGGTACTACCCTTGTATTCAGTTTCCCTGTAAAGGCCCCCAAAGGAGCTATATGCACTTCTGACATGGGTGCCATGAATCAGTTGGAACTGTGGAAGACATATCAAGATAATTGGTGTGAACATAAACCGTCAATAACGGTATACTACAAGGACGATGAATTCTTTGATATCTGTGGCTGGATGTGGAAGAACTTCAACATGATGAGCGGTATTAGTTTATTGCCTTACAGTGATCATACCTATCAACAGGCACCGTACACTGAATGTACTAAGTCTGAGTACGAGGAAGCATTGAAACTAATGCCTGACTTTGACTGGCAAGCACTGGCAACCTTTGAGTTTGAGGATATGACTACAGGGTCACAGGAGTTAGCTTGTGTTGGTGGTATGTGCGAGATACCATAGAAACTGAGGGGGCGTAAAGCCCCCAATGTTTTACCACTTTTCTTTGTCGGCCCAGTAAGCCGCAGACATCTTACCCTTAGCTATATTAGCCCCATGACGAGCCTTGAATGATGCTCTTTTCTTCTTCATTGCCTCAGACTCACCTGATTTAGGTTTACCTGCCGTAGAAGCACCCTGCTCACCGAAACGTATTGTCTTAACCTTGTCACCTTCCTTGGCGACAACCACATGGCTTTTCTTAGGATGGTTAGGTGTACGTTTAGGTTTGTTAAAACCACTGACACCTGCCCTTTCTAGCTTTGGGTCTTTCTTCATTGTTATTTTCCTCTACTGTTCCATAAGTCAAACAAAACACGGACTTTTTCCTTTAAAGTCTCTATGTCGTTGTGCATCTTAGCCAGCACAATAACTAAGGTTATAAACCCAACTGCAACAGGCCAAGCTGTGTTTACAAACTCTAATGCTGTCATTGCTGTCGCTGCGGCTCTGGTGAAGCTAGCATCCCAGAAGGTTGTCGTATAATTGCAGGTAGCCCTCCAATCAAAGCCTGACCTACTTGAGAAGCAGCAGCAGCCTGTCCGGCTTTCTGTACGCTTGTTTGACCCGCTAAGAACCTTTGAGCGGCAGGTTCAGCTAATTTAGCACCACCAACCGCCCCAGCTACCAGTCCAGCACCTTTTAAACCGTAAGCTAGTGCTTGTGGTAACCCTAAAAACTGCGTAGCCGCTAGCGTATGGAACCACGAAGGCTTTTCATTAACACGGGCAGCTTTTATACTCGCTAACTCCTCCGCAAAAGCGGTTGCTTCTTCTTCTAACGAGCGTAGTCTATTGGTATTGGCAGCAACTTCTTGAGCTTTTTCGCCACTACCCATAAGCCTGCTTTTTAGCTTTGCATTCTTAGCGTTAAGACTTGTTCTTTCAATCTTTGCTTTGTTTAGTTGCCGTTGTATTTCTCTTTCTTTTCTTTCAGAAATACGAGCGGCTAGGTTCTTAGTAGTTTCCTTTATAGCTTCTTCTCCTACACGAGCTGTGTTGGCTAAGTCTTGTGCCACCTCAGCTAATGGGCCTTTACCCCCACGCGCCTCTCTCGCTGAGTTACTAGCAACGGCTGCAATCCAATTATCAGGGGTAAACCTACCATGAGTTCCTGTTTTCTTTGAAGACGTTAGAACAGCATCTCTAAGTATAGTGTTTGTTTTCCACCTACTGCGTTCTAATTTAAAAAGTTCAGCGGCTTTAGGCGATAACTGTGAAACCATTTTAGCATCAACTATTTCTTGAACCTGTGAATATAGTGCTTTAAGAACTACACTTTCCCCACCAGCGTCAGAAGACTTAGCAGCGGCTGTACCTAAAGCACCTCGCAAATCGGCAAGGTCTTTTCCATTAATAAAACCACGGTTATCCGCTCTAGCTGAGATTGCTTCTAATACACCGTTTATTTTTGTTGCTATACTTCCTTTAGATTCAGCCATTAACTCAAACAAAGGATCTTGTTGAATTTTTTTCTCTATCTCAATTTTTAATTGATTAGGAGCCATACGGAACTTACGGTCTTTTAACATACCAAACCCAGTTTTACTCCACGCTTCGTCTAACTTAGCCATCGCCGCATTAGGCGTACCGGCGGTTAAGATTTCGTCAACGTCTGTTTTACTTAAACCTGTAGGCAAAGAATCACCAAAAGCGGCAAGCCTAAACGTGTTTTCAGCTTCGTCGATTGCCTCAGCTATTTGTCTTGATTCCCGAGCCATGACAGGCCCGTTTGTTCCTAACAAACCACCTTGTCCACCAATATCGCCAGCTTTTGTTCCCCCGTATCTACTACTAATATCCGATATTGCAGAGGATTCAGCTTCTTTTACATCTTGAATGGAGCTTTTTAGTTTATTACTGGCTTTATCTAAAGCAAGTTTTAATTTGTTTTTAGAAGATATTACAGCCCGTTTGGCAGCATCTGCTGTCTCTTTAATGATAGTTTCTCTATTATGTTGCGCCTTTAATAAAGGCTTGACTACAACATCTTCTTGAGCCCTAATTACGCCTTTTCCTCCAAACGAAGGGCCTACGACATCTTGATACAAATTCTGAAGAAAACTACCTTTTTCAGCAGCAAGGGTTAATGGGATAAAATCAACACCTTCTCCTAATTCTGTAGAAACACGCCTGCTAAAAAGCCCCTGTACGCCTCTAAACCCTGCACCCACGGAACCACCAACTGCACCGCCTAAAATAGCATCAGTTGTTATTGCCGAAGCAGTATCTCCTTCAGAAGCTCCTGCACCATAAATAGCACCTTCGGCTAATCCCCTAACTATCATGCCTGTGTTTTTAACAATACCCCCGGGAGAAGCAAAACCACCCGCTAATTCTAAACCAAAAGCAGTGGCTGGGTTTTCTTCTTTAAATTGAGCTTTTTGTTTATCGTATGTATCCTTCATTCGTCTGTAATTTGTTGAATAATCTTCGCCAGTATCACTAGTAGCTGTTTCTATCGCTGCTCCTATAGCTGTAAGAGCTTCGTCTGACCAACCTAAAGTCATGCCTTCTAAAACCAAACCAGCGCCTTGTACTGAATCTAAATTAGTCCAATTACCGGACTCTAATTCTGTTTCTACTCCTGTTTTAGGATCAAACTGATCAAAAAAATTTACAGGTTTAGATTGGGGCTGACCTTCGTTTGTTAAAGCTGTTTTTTGCGAATCAAACTGATCAAAAAAATTAGCCATTAAAGATTTCTCCCTAAGTCTTGTAGTATACTTTCAGTTTGATTTAGTTCTTGTTTAGCGTCAAAATAATTAAAGCCGTATTTTAATTCAAAATCGCGAATTACTTGTGGATTTAATTTGTTTTGTTCTAAAGCTTCTTTTATCTTTTCAGGTATAGAGTTTAGTTCTTGACGCAATGTCGAAGAACGCACATAAGAAGTAAAGCCCCTTTCATCTTTATATTTATCTAACCAATATGAATTATCTCTTGCAAGTTTTGCTTCTTTTCTTAACAACTTAGCAACACCCCTTGCATATTGTGCAAGATATGCACCATTTGCGTTCATTGGGGGTTCTCCTTTCAGTACAAGTTCAACGTCCTTATCGGAAGCAGGGCCTCTGGGCAAATTAGCTGCTGCCCTTGAAGTTATAAGATTTCTACCTTGTTCGTACAAACTACTTACTTTATCTTGAGAACCAGCAACATTATCAAGAAACTCTTTAACAGTTCTATACGTACCACCTTGCGGTTTAATTTCATCAAACTGATTAGCTAAAGTTAACGCCAAATCTGCTTGAGTTTGCGCTCGGTTTGATTCTGTCAGTAATTCAGTTCCTCTTTTAAAAACAGCAACTGGTAGTTTTTCTTCTGGAGCTTTTTCGGTACGTACTACAGTATTTGGGTCTGATTTGTCGTACCAAATTATTTCTCTTTCTCCTTTAGAGTTAACAATTTCTTTAGTTAAGTATTCTTTATTTTCATCAGGAAGACCACCTACAAAACTTGATGTAGTTACGTCAAAAACACGGTTACCTACCTGCTTATACCTATCCTTTAATAATAAAGTTTCAGGAGGGGCTAGTAACTTTAAACCGATTTCATAAGCTTGTAAGTCTCCTTGAGAAATTAACGAAGCAATTTCAGGGCTTTTATCTCTAACAGCCTTAGCCATAGCAATGTATCTGTCATTTTTTTGATCAGTAATGGCCTTAAGTTCGTTTTCTTTAGCAGTTTCTTTTTTTATTTTATCTATTTCTAACATGTAAAGAACTTTCTTTTGAGGGTCTTGTTCGTATTTAGCTTGAACATTCAATGCTTGAATTAAAGCATTGGGGTCTTTTTGATCAACTTTAGACAACTCAGCCGTAGCTAATTCAGGGGCTGTTCTCATGTCCATGCCCAACATGCCACCCAATGATCTAGCCAATGGATCAGTAGACCCGTACTGAGGCCCTGTTTGTCTTTGTAACATAGGATCAGTAGGAGACCCTCGTCTACCGGCATCCCTTAGACTTTCAAAAAAGCTTTCACTAAACTTAGCCATTGTTGTTCCTTTATTGTTTAACCATTTAAGAATAAACTAAATATTCTTAGGTACTATAGTTTATTATAACAGTTTAATATTATTTGTCAATAAGTATTTAACTACCTGTGCTAAAAAGATCAGCGTATGGGTCAAACTGAGTGCCAAAATTATATCCTGTGCCTGAATTGGAACCAAAATACGTTCCTTCTCCCATAGGTGTTCCTTGGTTATAATTAGGATTGAACAACTCTGAAACATTTCCTCCGTAACTATAACCGCCACTTCCAGTAGAACCACCTAAGTAATCGGCTAAATTACTTTCAAATATGTCGGATATAGAATTACCACCACTACCACCGCCTATTCCACCAATTAGACCTTGTAACCATTGGGGTACGTTACTTGCATTGCCACCAAGACTGCCTATAATTTGAGAAAGCATTCCTTGTTGTTGTTGGTTTTGAGAACCAGCCAATGAAGCCAATGAATTATAGTACTGTTGAGAAAGATCAGCGGCTGTTTGTCTACTCTGTAACAAAGCCTGTAGTCCTGACATAGCAGCTTCTGAGTATTGCTCTGCGCCTGCTCGACGACCAATATCAGCAAGTTCAGCAATAGGTGTAGTTGCTTGTAGAGCGTTGAGTAATTGATTTTCAGGCGCATATCCAGTTCTTAACATAGAGGTAATATTAGCTAATTGCTGTTCTGTCATTGCTCCCTGCTGCATAGAAGCTTGAGCACCTAAACCAAACAAACCACCAGTTAAACCTAATTGACCTTCCTGTAGTGCTTGTTGTGCAGCCAAAGCACCAATGTCTGCTTTTTGTAGACCAAGTAGTCTATTTAACTGTTCTGTTTGCTGTGCTTGTTGTTGAGCTGAACCCGTTAAGCCTAGTTCACCTAAACCCAAAGCATTTTGCAATTGCTGAGCTTCTAAAGCACCGGCAGTCGTAGCCAAAGAACCTGCCGCACCCGCAGCAGTCGTTGCTCTAGTCAAACCTTCGGAAGCCAATTGAGAACGAATTTGATCAGCAGACATACCTAAATTAGCAAGCTGAGCACCTCGTGCTTGTGCCGCGGTTTGAATGTCGGAAGAAAGACCAGCAAATTGTCCTACCTGACTTGATAAACCCAATGCTTGTTGATATGCTCTTTCTTGTTCTGTACCGGCTTGAGTAATCGCAGCCAAACTAGCTTGATTTTGTGCTTCTGCTTGCGCTTTTGCTAGTGCTAGTTGTTCTGGGGTTCCTCCGTACTGAGAAGTAGATACACCTAAACGACCTTGGCTTGCTAACTGTTCCTGCAAGGCTATTCGTTGTCTTTCTTCTTCCGGTAGTTGAGTGGCCCTGATACGAGAATAAATATCTTGTTCTCTACCGGCTTGATCAAACATAGACATAGCTTGACCGGCTTGTCCTGCAAAACCAGCGTACTGTGAACGTAAAGCTTCTATGTCTGTAGGTGCTTGAGCAAATAATTCTTTACCTGCGTTGCCATATGCTTGTTGACCTAAAGCCTGTAGTTGTATGCTTGGTTGCTGGTTAAGTAAAGTACCTACTTGTCCTGCAAACTGACCCCTAAGTAAATTAATGTCCGTTGGTTGCTGTGCCGTACCAAACCGTTGTTGTGCCTGTTGAAGTGCTTGTCCAGTCAAGCCTTCAAACCCAAAAGGCTGTCCGTACTGTCCTTGTTGTTGTGAAAATAAACCACCCAAAGCATTTCTTTGTGCAAGCATTTGTGGATCGTAAGTACCCACTTGACCCAAAGCGCCCTGTGCTTGTCCGTAGGCTTGATTTGCAAGTTGCCCATAATAAGGGTTAGGTGGTTGTCCAACAGTCCCAGCGAGTCCTCCAGCAGCCCCAAACAACGACGATTGTAATGCCTGTTGTTGAGGACTTAAAGCTATAGCTGCTCCACCTTGAGGAGTTGTAGTAACTCCACCAGTTGTGCTTGTTACAGCAAAAGGCTGAAACTGTGTAGCGGTTTGAGCTTGTGTTCCTATTGCTTGAGCGCCTGTTTGTGCTTGAGTACCTGCTGTAAGCAAAGCATCCTTTGCGCTTTCTATACCAGCAACTGTTGCACCGGTAGCCAATAAATTATCTAGCAAACCCATTAGTAAGTACCCCCTGTAATCGTACCGGCAGTCAAGGTACCAGTTACTGTAAGTGTTGCTGCGGTAACCGTCCCTGTAAATGTAGGACTAGCTAAGTCTGCTTTACTGTTGTTGGAAGCTTGAATATTGTCAAACTCAACTCCAAAATCACTGCCTTTAATGATCTTCAACGGGTTGCCAGTAACTAGAGCATCCTTAGAAGCAAAGTCCGTTGTCTTAGTATAGTTTGACATTATAGTATTCTTCCTATTAGTGCTTGTATATTCATTTCTTGTAGAGAGATTGGAACACCACTTACGGTGACTGTTAATCCTAAAGTAACTACATTACCGCTACCGGAGGGTCTGACTTTCTTTCTGTCTAAAATAATAGAGGCTCCATATTCTGCTTCACTTACATTAAATTCAGCTATGTTGAACTCAGCGAGTAAAGAGTTCTTTAGAGTTATGACTTCTTTTGTGTATGATTGTGTGTAGTCGTAGCCCCAGTTAACTGTTACTTGTGTATTCTGACCACCGATAAATATCAAGTCTAATTCTTTCAGTATCTTTAATCTTGAGGAATCACCAAAGTCAAGAGGATTAGTAAAGTAATTAAGCTGGTAAGTCACTGTATCGTCTAAGTAGCCTGAGTAAGTATTGATACCATCTATATTCCCCATATAGAGAGTACCGTCATCTAAACGATCAAACGCTTTTAGGTTAACTCCTGTCCATACTGTCACTCTATGGCTACCATCCTCTAAAGGAACACGCATATCGAAGCAGTAAACAACACTAGACGAGGGCAACGACAGTAAATAGAAAGCCTCTTCAGGACTATAGACAGACTTAATGCCTAATGTCTGTAGCGGGATTAGGCTCAGTAAATCAGTACGCACATTCTTACTGATATCCCTTACTGGAGAGGACTTCTCCTGAATGACTCGACCTAAGCTACGCAGACCTTCATTGGAGAGGAACAGCAAGTCAGTACCTACATTCTGTACTGAGTCTCTGTGAGTACAACCTACGTTAGCGATAGTGTCAGACAGAACCATAGTTGAAGGAGAAGTTGCACCTGAATAAATAACAATAGAGTTCTTACCAAAGATGATTAAGAAGCCGTTGTGTGCTGCTAATGCTACAACCTCATCGTAGCCGGTAGGCCAGACGTTAGTTAAGTCCAGAGATCCTGTACTTCCTCCTGACCATTTAGTCCCGTCTAAAAGATCAGACCAATAGATAGTAGATGTGTTACCTGTAATATCTCCTACCCAAAGCCGACCGAAGGCAGCTAATACTTCATTGCCATTAGGAGGTGTGCCAGTTGAGTGTGGGTGCGTAGCTACAGTAGTCACAGAACCAGCATCGTCGCTGTACACTAACGGTGCATGGTCACGTTGGAAGAAGAAGCAGTGGAAGTTAAAGTTAACTATCTTCCAATCATCACCAGTAACTGTATAAGCTGCTGGGGTTACATCCACAAGCGTTGACGTGCCACTAAAGATTAAGCTATTGCCAGTAGAGAATACAGTCTTACCACCCGTTGCGTTGATGTGCTCCTTGATAGCTGTAGTGCCTACGCTTGTACCTAATATAGCTTGATTCTCTGTGAGTAACACACGCCCTTTACGCGCTCCTATCCTACCGTAGTTATCTATTACACAGTTATCAGCAATAGACGCAAAGGATGTATCCAGACTTAATGGAGAATCTTGTGTGTTAAGACCTCTAAATCCCGGCGCAGATAGTGTTATATTCTGTAAAGGAGAAGACATAATTAAACCACCCTAAAAACAAGTTCTTCTGGGTGTCTGTTTGCGTCCAAGGCTATAGCGTCAGAAAGAAAATTATCGGCTATTGCAAAGTATTCTGCGGTGCTTGTACCGCCGGTTTCTCCTCGTTCACGGGCAGCTAAAGCTACAGCAGTATGAATAACAGGTCTTGAAGGAATAACCAATTGATCAGTATCGTTTACTAAATCCTGTGTTCGTAGTATACTATTAAAACGTAAAGAATAAACAGCATCTGGAATTGGATAAATATCAACTAAAGTATCACCATTTGAATCTACTCCATTAAAACTATAATAAGTAGGTGAGCCTGTTGTCGGTGTTTCGTTTAAAAACACATTATTCATCCAAGATGATGTTTTATAAGTCATAAAATTATTAGAAGTATCATTAATAACATCAATAAGTTTTATGTTGTTTTGACTGTTGGTTAAAGCATAATTAAACACACCAACACTGGTTGTTACTGTTAATGTAGTTCTTAACGCAGACCAATCCCAAGCATCCTGTATACTGCTTTTACTGTCGTTTACGAAATCACCTATCATTGCTGAATATTCGGTTTGAGCAACGGTACTAACTTCAGGTACTCTTAGCCTTCTCAACACAGCGTTAACTAATTCTAAATATGTCATAAATACCTTCCAATGAATTCTTGCTGTTTGAGTTTTTCTAGTTCTTGTAAATCAAATTGTAAATCAATTGGCGTTTGTCTTCTTGTTGTTGTTTGTGTTGGTATAGGTCTACCGCCGCCACCTATTCCTGTTAATAAAGACATATTCATATTTAAATTAACGTTAGGTAAATTGAGGTTAGGTAAATTAATATTAGGTAAACTTATATCCGGTAAATCAATATCATCAATAAAATTATCTAGTTGATTAATAGCATCATAAGTGCTATCAAGTACATCATCAATAACGTCAATAACAGGTTCAGTAACTGCCTGAATTACTTCCCCTGTTTGTTTAGCTACTTCCCCTACAGCACCAACTACAGGCTTAACTACTTCTCGGTTAACGGCACTTCCTGCTTCTATTACAGGTTCAGCCACAGCCTTAACAGCGTCTTCCAACAAAGGAAGTGTTTCTTTTACGGGTTGAATAACTGTTTGATCTATAGCGGAACCAACTGTCCTAACAACGTCTTCTACTTTTTTTAGTATCTCAGGTGTTTCTATACCGCCAGTACCTAAACGTAATGAACCGCCTTCAACAATATATTTACCTACACCTTGTAAAACTGCATCGCCTAAAGAAGCGCCATTAACTAATGCCTGTTCTGATTTAACTAAACCTTTAATAAAATCATCAGTGTTTATATTGTAATTGTCTTTTAAACTAGTTAAAAATTCTCCGTCTTTACCGCCCAATACTTTTTCAGTTAAGTCCCCACCAAACTGAGACACAAAAGCCCCAGCAAAATCACCTTTGGCTGCGGCTATAGCAGTATTTAAACCTTTAATTGATTGATCATAAGAAAACCCTAATAGTCCTTGCCCTGCTGAAGCTGGAATTGCAGGTGTTGTTGCTGTGGCTTCAACGGCTTCGGTAGGAGGAGCCAATAATCCTGATGCTTTTAAACCACCAATTGTAGCGGCAGCGTAATCATCTAAATGTAATGTCTGACCTGCTGCTGCTTTGGTTGCTACTTGTGCAACGGCAAAAGCAGGATTATAAAAACTCATTACAGCATTAGTTACAGGAAATATGTATTTACCGGCAAAGGTATCGGCACCTACTTGTTGTTGATAAGCCTTTGGAATATACTGTATATCATAAGCACCTATCTGACCACCACCCTCCGGTATAATCCATTGCCCTTTACCGGCTAAGTTTGGGTATAGTTTATTTAAATCTTCACCTGTATTTAAAAATACACGGGCACTGTCTGCATGACCCACAAGACCTGCTGCTTCAGAAGAAGAACTGCCCGGTATTACTAATGAATCAGGAATTCCTTGAGAAAGCATATACTTTCTAATAGGAGACAAGCTACTAAGATCAGCAGTTGTTCCCATTGGACTAACGTTAACGCCTTGTTGTACTTCCTTTAAAACATCATAAGGCTGATCACCAAGTTTAGCCATTTCAGCATAAAACCCAGTAGACCCTTCAGGAGGTTCTTCACCGCGAGCTATGATTTGAAAGACATTATCATCAATCCTTGAATAACCCTTAATTTTATCCATAAAAGAAGCATCGTCAGCTACTTTATATTTATTAGGGTCATAGTCCTGTTTAGACCAATAATCTAAAGCTGCCTGTGCTTTTTTTGCTTCTTGTTCCTGAAAAG